CCTCCTGTGTAGTCTATTCTTGGTACTCCTGACAATACATCTTCAACTAAACCATTCTCATCTATTCTAGTAGCAGCAGTTGCTCTAGTAACATCCATATCTGCTGCTGTGTATTCTTTTATTGAGATACTGTTTATTGAACCTGTAAAAGATGATATTCCCTCAATAACTAAAGAGCTTGAAGAACCTAGTATTGCATAATAATTATAAGTATTACTTGATGAAATTTCAGTTTCTACCCAACCTGATGAGTTTCTTACTCTAACAGTTCCTGAAATGACTGTAACATCCATAGAAATCAAATACCTAACATTAGCAACCGTACCTAAACTACCTATATGAACAAGTGCAGCAGTAGTAGCACTTGCATTTGCAGCTCCACCACTAATAGTCCAACCTGTGCCTTTTGTCCAACCTGTATCTGTTGCAAAATCTTCATTAGTTACTTCTTCAGCACCCTCAGTAGGTACAGGAATAACTGCATACAATTCTCCTGCCTTAACTCCGTTTGGTGTAATTACTATACTAGCGTCATCTAATAAACTCATTCTATATTACTTAATATGGTTAATTGTGCATTTAAACAAGCCTTTGCCTCAAATACTCCGCCATCAGCAATAACTCTAGCCTTAAAAGCATTTACTTGCTTCTGTACAGGTGTTAAGCCTATTCCCTTGTTACTCTTTACTAGCGATATGCCTAGTGATAACTTCATTATTTAGCAGAGTTTCCGTCAGTTTCAGTATATCCCATACCTACACCACTCGTTAAAGTAATGTCAGTTATTCTCATAAGTAATGTTGTTCCAGCAGGTAATGTTAAGCCTTGAAGTGCATCCTCTCCTGTAAAGTTAGCTACTGTAATAGATGCTATTACTGATTCTACAGGAAAGACTACTGCATAATAATCTTTACCTGCTTGTGCTACTGTAGTGAAAATATTATTTCTACCACCCTTGCCAAGCATTTCTAGTAATAATGTGTTGTCTGTATCAAATGTACTCATATCTTTATTTTTTAATTATTGTGTTGTAAATATTTTTGTTATCGTTCCTATTGCTCCTACTGCTAAAGCGTATAAAAACCATACTGCTTTAACTATTACTTTCCTCATAGATGTATTTCTATTAACTCTAGCTGCAACTCCTGTATCAGGGTCTAACAGCCTCTCTGTTAATATATCTAACTTATCATCAAAACTATCCATCTTTTCTTTTAGCGAAACTATATCTTTATTCATTAAGAGCATTTGTTCTTTAGTAGTCATTAGAAAGTCGTAGTTTGAATAGTTAAATTCATATAAATTGCAGAACCAGCAGTTTCTTCTTTTACCATTGCAAATAAAACATCTCCTTTTGCTAGTGCTGAAGTCGTTATAGCTGATTCATTAATCCTTACAAGTTTATTGTTGTTGCTTAATCCTGTTACGGTAATCTCATCAATTACAATAGGCACAATATTTGTAGCATCATCCTCTACAGGTGTTCCCTTACATATAGCAATAGTTACAGTAGTTCCAAAGTTACTTGTAATCCATCCACTAATAGAAGTTACAGCAGCAGTTTCAGGAATAACACAACCTTGTCCAATTCTAAGTAGATTTGATGGAGCTATAGTACCTGAAGCAACAACAGTATTTCCGTAATCATCATCCATAAGGAATGGAGAGTTGTTGGTATTAATATCAGAGCCATAGAAGTAGTTTAAAGCACCTGTAAGCCATCCTTGCATCTTATAGTTAGTTACACCCATAAGAGCTTTCTTTTGCCAAACTAAGTTACCATCAGTGCCGTCCTCGCTAGTACCAATATTCTTACTTAATACAGTATTATTACTAGCATTTTCAAATCCCTTAGGATTATGCCTGTTAATATCAGTTAAGTTCTTATGTTCGTTTGCAGCCATTTATTTATTTTTTACCAATTAGGAAAGCAGTCTTTCCAATCATCATAACTTCTGTTAGGTCTAGCGTATATACTATCATACATTATTATTCCGTGATTCTTATAAGTACTTGTGTTACAAGGTGCATTAGTAGTGTATGTAGGGTAATCAGCACTATTATCAGAGTCTTTTAAGAACTCTATCATATCCTGTAAGTATATATCTGCTTTTCTATAAGTATCTTGCTTATAAGCATTTAACTCTGATGGGTCAATGATATTTGCAAACTCATCATTATTATGTACCACACCTTGACTCCCACTATTACTTTGTATTTCATTTATAACCTCAAACCTTACAAACCAACATAGAGTTCTAGTTAAGAAGTCATCCATTAGAACTTGATTAGCAGTACTTAAAGTACCAGCATTATGCTCTGTCTTTAATTCTTCATAAAACTTCTTTCCAATAGCAGTCTTTAAATGTGCTAACTCAGTAAGTAGTATTGTATTATCAGAGATTAAGTATGGGTCAGTATTAGCGTTAGTGAAACTATTGCTTATAACCTCTGCTGCCGTTACTAATGGTATATATTGATTTGTATTTGCCATTTTATTCTTCCTCTGTATTAGGTTCTACATTAACTAACTCGGCTTTCTTCTCCTCTATAAGAACATCTCCATCATCTAACATTGGTAATGCCTCATCTAATAATCTTCTTTGCTCGTTAATAGTAAGCACTTTAGTAGGGTCAATCTGAGTAGCAAAACTAATTGGTGGCTCATAATGTATTGATAATTCATCAGACAATATACCCATTTGGTCATATAAAACCCTCTTAATACCATTCAATAGTAAATCAGATGTATCTCTAATTACTGTTGTCATTGCTAAATCATAAGCAATTCTAATCTCACTACCTGTATTATTCATCTTACCACTTGATACTAAGCCACTTAATGATGGTTGCCATCTATGAGCAGTAATAATATTTTGGTCAGTTATTCTTTGTAAGTCTAACCAACTACCATCTTGGTCGTCCTTTATAATTGAAACATTAGCAGCAGCAGTATCTCCATTCTTAACTAAAAATAATATCTTACCATTATTCCCATTACCAACAAACTTCTCTTGTGCTTCAGTTACTAATTTCTTAGCCTCCTCTTCTCCCATATCTCCACTAATCTCTACGATAGCAGATGGCTGAAAGCCATTCTTAAATTTTGTATGATTCCATTTACCAATCTCGTAATCAACTGCAATATGCTCTAGTGCTGCAACATAATCAGGTAATCCATAAAAAGAGAATGTAGGCTCATAGTCCTTATAGTGTATAACAAACTTACTGTCTTTAACTTCAGGATAGATTGGTAGTTCACTCAACTTCTCTTTCATTGAATTGTACTTAGACCAATCAGGATGTATTAGTACTGATTTCTTATTCTTAGTCATTCTAACAGTAGTTGCATCTATATGGTATAGATTAACACCACCATCATAAATAACTCCCTCTAAGTAAGCATTTCCAAATGTAAAGTAATCATCTGCTAAGTTATTAAATACTTCTCTTAAAGATTCTCCATTAGCATTAACATTATTAATGTAGTCCTTTAACATCTCGTTATCAGAAACAAACTTTGCACCACTCGTAAAGATAGTCTTTTGAGCAAGTACACTTCTATGCGTAGATGACTGTCTTTTTAACTTAGATAAGTACTGAGGAAACAAGTTGTCCTCACCGAATGGTACGAACTTAGTCCTAATCCTTGATAAGTCTTGAGGCTCTTCAATGTTCTTAGGTACTGCTAGGTTAAGAACACCAAATTGAAATGTATTATTCTGAGTCTGAGGTTGTTTCGCTGTTGTTACCTTTGCTTGACTTCCTCTTACTTTCTTTTTTTGGCTCATCTTCAGTTTTTATAGTTGATAATTTTTCTACTAATTTAGTCAATCCTAAATCTTCATATAAATATGCTAATTCTTCTTGTGATGACTTCCTAAGATTATAAGTTGCTCCATCCTTAATAAGAACAACATTCTTCTTTGCTTTGTATTCTGACATAAGTGTATATATATTTAATTTCGTGTAATTTACAACTTTTTGCACACAATTACACATAATTTAGAAAGATATTAATAGGAAAAGAAACTAAACTTTATCACAGAACAAGTCCAACCTAAAAATATATCTTTAATTGTTATGTTGTTGTTGCAGTTAAACCACCAGCAGCAACAGTAATTACACCTGTTACATATTGTCTAGGCATTTCAAATTGTCTTGCCATTAAACTAATAGTAACACCACTCTCATCTGAATACGCTGCTCCTGAAGCACCTTCAATAGAAGATAATTGAGCATAAGTTTGATTCCTAGATGCGTTTGATTGATTTTCATACTTTTCAGAAACACCTAAAACAAAAGCATTATCATTAGTATCTACTGCTATAACCATTAAGCAAGAGTTAGTGATACTTTGTATTAAATCAAATTTAAGTTGCTCTAATTTTGGTAAGAAGAAAGATAAACCACATTCAAATGCAGTAGAACCCATTTCTTTAGTCGCACTAACAGTTAATGCAGGAGTTTCGTTCTTAAATTCATATACACCCCAATCAGCAGTTGCAGCACCTGTATCTACTAAACTTGTAATAGTGTGTTGTCCTGCTGCACCATAAGTTGCTGCATCACCATCAGCCCAAGCTCTTATTAAAATTCTCTTTATACCACCTGTTGCTTGTAAGTCTGCACAAGTAATAGCTAGTCCTGTTTCTATTCCCATTTTATTTTTATTTTATAATTATTTAAAAGTAATTAAGAGGAGAAGATTTTGACACCCTCTCCTCTCTGTTACATTATTATTAGTCAGCTACCATTATTCCAACCTGAACTAAAGAAGGATATAATACTTGCGCTCCTAGTTTAAAGTAAGAACGAATGTACGCTTTCTCATCTTTATCATCAAACCACATTTTGAAGTTAGCCTCATTATCATTTACATCAGTACCGATAATAAAGTTTTCAACTGCACCATAAACTACACCCTGAGTTGCATCCATTGGAGTTGTACCTCCATTAAATAATGTTGGGTCTAAATCAGTTAAGATAGTAGTCCACTCGTACATTGGTATTAATTCTACACCTCTAAAGCTAACATTAGCCTGACCATTTTTCATAGCAGACCAAGCTAAATCAGCAGAAGTTCCTTCTAAACTTGCCAAGTAAGCATTGAAAATTGCAGGAGTTACATACATTTTTTTAGCGTTAAGTGGAGTTTGTTGTAATGCAGCAGGTGCATTATCAAAAGAATTTCTAAGTAATGTAGCAGCTTCAGCAGCAGTTGGAGCATCAGTAGCAGTAACAATGTTCTCAATTTTAGCAGCCTCAATAGTTGCATCAGCTCCTAATAATTTAAACCATCCTGTAAGTTGGTCGTAATCAGCAGTAGCACCATCAGCACCCCAAATAAGTCTGATAACATCTGCTCCAATACCCTCAACAGTTCTTTTTACCATAATGTCCTCAAGTACAGTTCCCTCTACATTAAGTGCATTTTGTCCTGTTCTATATAACTCCTCAATATAAGTTCCGAAAAACTGGTCAGCACATTGCTCTAAAGCAACTCTACATTTACCAGCAGTTATTGTCTTATCTGAAAGCTCAAAAGTACCATCCCCTGAAAGAGGACTACAAGTTGTATATTTCTTTACAATTTTAGTTAAGTTTGCAGATAAAAAGATATTCATACTACCCTTTACATTAGGTATTACTCTATATCTTGATAATACATCTTCACTTCTAAATGTTGGCTCGTAGAATATTTCATTCAAGTTCGCACCATTATAGGCTACATCAAAGCCGTTTGTTACTAAATTTCCCATTTTATTTTTATTTTATTTATTAATTTGCTACTCTTTGTCTAATCAACTCAGCAAGTGCATTGAATCCTACTGCATTAGCATCTAATACTGTATTAGTAGGTGTTATAACAGGGTCGCCATCAGTCGTGATAGGTGTTCCTGTTGCTCCTGCCTTATTGATTTTTGCGTTCAAACCCTCAACCTCTACTGTTAAAGTTTCATTGTTTCCTTTTTCAGAAACTAATTCTTCTTCTAGTGAAGTAATCTTGTTTGATAATACTATTGCGTTAGCATCTAATTCAGAAATCTTATTTTTGATATCTTCATTATCTCCTAAGTTTACAGTTATCGCTGTTTGTTCAGCAACGTCTTTAGAAACTACTACTCCACCTTTAGCAGATGCAATAATTTCCTCAACTTTGCTATTGAACCATTCTTTTAACTCGTTAGTCATTTTTTTGTTATTTATATTAATACTTAATTTATTCTTAATTTCTTCTTGTGTAATGTTCTTAAATTTAGAAACATCATACTTTGCAGCTACCTTAATAGCATCTGATATAGTGTCAATGAATCCTAACTCCAATGCCTCAGTAGCACTTAACCAAGTTTCTTCATCCATCATATCTAATATAGCTTCCTGAGATAATCCTGTTTTAGCTTGATATACTTCAGATAATTGCTCTGTAATCTTAACTAATATATCAGCAGTCTTTTGTAAATCCTTAGACTCACCCATTGCACCACCACTAGCATTATGTATCATAAACAAAGAGTTCTCTGACATTACAACCTCATCTGCACCTAAAGCAATGATAGTAGCGATACTAGCTGCTATACCCTCTATATATACAGTAGTTTTAGCAGTTCTCTTTTTAATTATGTTATATATAGCTAAACCATCAAACACATCTCCTCCAAGCGAGTTAATGCGTAAGTTGATAGGAGTGTCTTTCAAATCCTTAATATCAGTTATGAAATTCTGTGCAGTAATACCCCACATCCCTATCTCATCAAAGATATAGACATCTGTTGCACTACCTGCTTTGTTTTGAATATTATACCATTTCTCGTTCATAGGCACAAAAATACAATTAGGTGTTTTTAATATTACCCAATTTAACTACAAAACTTTTAGTATGTAATATTGCTTGATGGTTTTGACTTGACTCTCTCCTTATAGACTATGTTCTGAGCCATACTTTCGCTTATCTCATATTTAATAGATAAGTCCATCCAAGTATTAGTTCTGCTACCTTGATTCCCTACTAACATTCTATCAAAGTCAGCGATAATCATATAGTTTCTAATTCTCTTAGGCTCTATTAATCCTCTTTCTGCTAAGTGCCTCATCATATCTTTACAGGTAGGACTCTCGCCAAACCTCTTTTCTAATTCAGTACCAGCAATTTCAATGAAGTCAAAGACTACATCTACTTTATTTTGTCTTATTTTTTTTAGGGACATTTTTCTTTTTAAATTTAGATTTAATTTTCTCTTGTTCTATCTCTATCCACTCATCTACCATCATACCCCAAAACTTACATACTGCTGCTCTACAAGAAGTACAATTCATATCTTGCTTGTTTTTTGGAAATAAGACGTGCCATTCAGCAAACATTGTATTTAGTGATGTTCCGTGATATACAGGAAAGTTCTTCTGATGATTAATGTTTTTTAATACTGCATCAGTCATCATCTTTCTTTTCTTCTTGTTGTAATCTGCTGCTAACTCTTTAAATTTCATATTCTTACCATTTGTTTATTGGACACTTACCGAAAAAGTCCTTTGTTAAATTAGTCTTTGCATCTGTAAAACAAGTGCATAACTTACACCTATTACCCCACCTTAACTTAGGGTACTTTAATAACAGAAAGTTTCTGTGGAATTTACAACCTTTGCATATTTCTAGCCTCTCTAATTTGGTTTTTTTATCAACAAACATTTGTTTAGTTTTAGTTATTATATTGTAGCTTGAGATTGTATTACACTTACAGTATTCTGACTGTTAGTAATATCTGCCTCTACTACTACTACTTTACCTGAGTTACCCATTGCACCCATCATTTGATTTTGTCCTAAAGCATTGAATTGTTGCTTAGAGAAAGATGGATTATTAAGAAGTCCTCCATCTGCAAACTTAACACCTCCTCCTGCTTGATTCATAGCTGATAGTTGATTACTAAACATTGCAGTACTTCTCTTATTCATTACTGCTTCACCACCCTCCAATTCAACTACTCTACCACCTACAGCAAACTTCTCTCCTCCTTGTGCGTGTGATTTTCCGTGTACCATACCTCCATTAGCAAATTCTTCTATCACACCACCATTACCAAATTCTGAAACTGTTTGAGCTACAATACCTGCTATAGATAAAGCAGAAACAGTATTATTTGTTGCAATTAAAGCTGCTCCTGTAGCAATAGAAGCACCAAAAGAAGGAATCGCTGCTGCTGTAGCTGCTGCTGTAATAGCAGCATTTGCTTGTAAGTTTTTCATAATAACTTCTTTAACGGCAAGAACTTGTTGAATCAAAAATATTCCCTTTGCTAGTGCAGAATCTTCTTCAGCAAATCCTGCTGCTATATCAAGATAACCCCTTAATGCTGCTTTTTTTGCATCTTGAAGTCCTATATTAGCATCTCTCTCTTGTTCTATGTTTTTGAGTTTTATCCCTTGTATTCTTTGTTCTTCAGTAAGTTCAGTTTGTGCTATACGCTGTCTAAATGCAACCTTATCTTCTTCTGATGTTAATTCATTTTGTATTCTTGCTTGTAAGTAGTCTAATTGAACTTTTAATTTATCATCATTATAAAATGTTTCTAATCCCTTTAAATAAGTTTCTCTATCTTGTAAAGACTTACCATCTGCAAGAGTTAATGCCTCTGCATACTCCAACTGTAATTCTAGTAGTGCTTGGTTTCTGTCTTGAGTGTCGTTAATAATACCATCAGTAACTCCAACATCTTTATCAGCATCTTCTTTTGCTTTTCTCGCTGCTGCAATTCCATCCATTATAGCCGTAAAACTTAATCCTAATTGTTTAGCCGTTTCTTCATATCCTGCAATCAAATCCTTCTTATCTTGGTCAAAATTATCAATAACATCTTTATTAAGAATTATAGATGCTTCTGCCATATCCATCATAAGTTGGTTTTGTGCAACTGTATTCTCATCAACCTTAATTAAATCTCTTTTCCCTTCAGCTAAATCTACATTTGCATTAACCTGACCTTTAATTGCTTTAGCTTGTTTCTCTGACAACTCAGCTAAATCCTCCTCCATCTGCATCATAACGATTCTCTCCATCATTTTGTTATTAACTTCAATCTGCATATCCCTAATTCCTTCTAAATCTGTTTTTTCAGAAATAAGATTTGGTAAGTAATCTCCATACTCAGTATTTAAATCTTGAATAACCTGAACTCTAGCTTCTTGGCTTAAATTACCTTGTGTTAATAAGGTAAATTGGTCGTCCATTGCTTGAGTAGTTTCTTGCAGTACCTCAAGTTGAGTTTGCTGAGGAGATATAGAATCAGTTATAACATTCATTAATTTAGCTAATTGACCTGTGAAATGAGTAATGAACCCTCCTTTTCTTCCACCCATTATTGCGATTTGTAACCCTTCAGTTGCAGACTTAAATCTTTTAAAAGAACCCTCAAGTGTATCTCCAATAGTTTCAGCCATCTCTTTAGCAGAGCCATTAGCTAAATCAAATTGGTCTGTTAAATGTGAAATTCTTTCAGAACCATTAACCATTGTCTGAAATGCAGCAACTTGTCTTAAATCTACGAGCTTCATCATTTCTGCGTTTGATAATCCTTCAGAATTTAATTGCTGCAATGCTCTTTCCAAGTCATCAGAACTTTTTACTGTAAATCCAAGATGTTTTGATAAGTCAGAAGCAGGGTCTTGCATTTTAAGAAATATATTCCTTAAAGATGTACCAGCAATAGATGCTTCAATACCTGCATCTGTAAGTGTACCCATTACTGCCGTTGTCGCCTCTAAAGATATATTTGCACCTGCTGCAATAGGAGCTACTTTTGTCATAGATGTTTGAAATTTCTCTATATCTAATGCAGAAGAAGTAAATGCTTTAGCCATAACATCTGCCACTCTACCTGTTTCACTAGCATCTAAACCAAAACCCCTAACTGTTGCTCCTGCTACGATTGCTGCTCTCGCTAAATCACTACCTGTTGCCGTTGCTAATAATAGTGTAGCCTCTTGTGCTTTTAGTATTTCTTTAGTTGTAAAACCTAGTTTACCATAATTAGTTTGAAGTTCTGCTACTTGAGTTGCAGTAAAGAAAGTTGAACGACCTAATTTTTGAGCCGTATCTCCTAGTCTTTTAAAGTCTTTATTGCTAGCTCCTGTAATTGCCTTTACTTTAGCCATTTGAAATTCAAAATCTCTAAAAGTTCTAACAGTAGCACTTACTATTTGACTGATTTGTCTAAATGCAGCAACACCAGCTATAATACCTAGAGTCATCTGACCAAAACTCTTAGTTGCTTTCTTAGTCTTTCCATCTAAGTTATCTAACTGCTTACCACCCTTTACTATTACCTGAACTACTATCTTCTCCGTATTCGTTGCCATTATGTATTATTTATTTAGTCTTATTTGTGATGAAATCATATCTGCTACATCCCTACCTATTGATGGTGCTAATTCTTCTACTACTTTTTTTGAGTATTCTTTTGCCGTAATACCTGCAAAGTTTGACCTTTGTAAAGAATTTCCGTAAGTCCAATAACGATAATCCTCTTTTCCATTTGCTTTTTT